ATATACGCCTGAGCACGGCGTCAACCGAAGGCAGTCACGGATGCGCCACCACCCGGCTTGATACGCTCGCTCATGGCACGAAGAATCCGATTCGTTTCGCTTGTCAGTCGGTTGTTCTCGCGCTGAGCATCGAGAGTGCCGGACGAATAGCCACCACCACCGACCTTGCCGAGTGAGGTGACGATGGGATCCATGGTCGTGGCGCTTGCTTGGGCCAGCGGATTGGCAATGTTAGATTTTTTTGGAGTTGTAGCACGGGCGACTTGTTTGATTTCCTCGGGCTTGGGCAGAGCATCGCGGATGGTTCCCATCACCTCATTCATGCGCTCACGCATGGCGCTGGTATCGATCACCTCAGCCGTGTTGCGGAATGTTTCACCGAAGCGTCCAACGATGTTTTCTCCTGCTTCCTTGAGCCTCTCTGCCACCTTGGCCGCGAGTGGTCCGAGTTGGTCACCGGCATCGCTGTAGCGGGCAGCGGCTTCGGCATCGAGGACGTCGGCAGATTCCCTGAGAGCTCCCTGGGCGGAGTTGATCGTTTCTCCTTTGCCAAAGAGTTCCGCGAGAGGTCTTGCTATTTCCAGAGCTTCGACGAGGCCACGTTGGAAGAACCCGACGGCACTGAGAAAGATGCCAATGAGAGCATTGCCCATGCCTTTCCAGAAGTCGGCCGTAGTGAGCACCTGGAAGTAGGTGATGGCCGTCTTGAAGATCTCGACGATGTATTGCCCCGCAGCGGCGATGGTGGCACGCAGGGTGGCCCAGAGGAAGTTCACGCCTTGGGCAAATCCGAGTTGTAGTCCTGAGCCGACGAGATTGAGGAATTGCCCGCTTTTGAAGATATCGATCACATACTGCACGGCGTCGCGGATTTTGGTTCCTGCCTGCGCCGCAAGCGGAGCGAGTTTCTGCGCGAGTGCGATGGCCTGTTCCACAAGGGGACGAATGGCATCGTTGATCGGCGTTCCAAGAGTGAGGAAGACCTCGTTGATGGTGTCCTTGAGAGTGGAGAACAAGCCGTTGGTGGTCTTGCTCTGCGCTTCCATCATGCCCGAGAACTTACCACCCTGTGATGTCATATTGATGAAAGCCCGCTCGATATTGGGGAAGCCGACCTTTCCGGACTCCACGAGCTTCTTCACCTCAGAGTCCGACACTCCGAACTGCTTCGCGAGTTCGCCGATGATCGGAATGCCTCGTCCCGTGAGCTGGTTGATGTCCTCGGCAAAGAGCCGCCCCTGGACCCGTGCTTTGCCATAGAGTTCCGCGATCTCGTTGACCGGTGCCTGCACGCCCGCCGATACATCACCAATGCGAGCGAGGGTTGCGGCCACCGTGTCAGAACCTTCTCCAAAGGCGATCAACTTACGACCGGCATCGGCGAGTTCAGGAAACTCGAATGGGGTCTTTGCTCCAAGTTCACGCAATTGCGCGAGGGTTTTCTCGGCTTTGGAAGCATCACCAATGAGGGTGGTGAAGGCTACTTTGGTTTGTTCGAAGTCGGCAGCGGAAGTGACCGCCTTCATTCCAGCGGCAAGTGCTACGCCGCCACCAGCGAGAGCCGCTCCGAGCCCGACTTTCAAACCAGCGGCAGTGAGGCTTGCCATCTTCTTGGCAGAGGCAGCGACCATAGCCGTGGCTCCCGCCATCGATCGACGCAAGGCAGTGATGTCGGCTCCGAGGGTGACGGTGAGTGCGCTCATGCGCCGGGGGTGGAGTCAACGTAAAGTGTGTAGCTTTCAGAAGTAGCAGTCTTCCATTCGTTACCCTGCAGGACCGAAAAGATCCGAAGGGTGACAGGTAACGAATTGGAACCGCCGTGCTACGGATCCATACGGCCGGTGGGGGGAGGCGGGAGTTAGAACCTCCCGGCTACCCGATTCGCCTTCTTAGTTTAGATGAAGGTAGGTGAAGCCATCACGGCCGCGAACCACCAGAACAGGCCAACTACTCTCGTCTCGGGCACTGCACACAAATTCCGCATCATCTGGACGAGGAAACCAATCTGCTATTAAAAACAGGCCTGAGCTACTAGATGAGTCCAACGCTCGATATGCAAACTCATCTGATGATTGCAGCCGTAGGATCAACTTGTCAAAGGCTTGGTCGGTCATTGGCAATCGAACGAAGAACTTCTTGCTGTCGCCATCCACACCCTCTCCTCTGGGCTTAGCCAACCATCGGATCTTATCTGCCTTGAAACCTAAAAACATTCCCCCGCGCCAATGATCTTTGTCCGAATGATCACCGTCAGGCCAGTCGTCCACTAAGTATCCGTAACTCGGTCCGACTGCATCTTGCCGCATCGAAACGAATAGAGCGTATCCAGCATAACCCATGGTGCAGAGCAAAAGAGCGCCAGAAGCGATGATCGCGATGAATCTCATTTTTTGCAACGTTTGATGTGGTGGCACGGCGGCGCAGGGCTGACAGAGCGAAGCGAAAGAGGAAGCTTATCCGCCGTTGCCACCCACGACGTGTTCGCCGCGTATTGTTGATCCATTGCAGTGGTTGTTCATCTGACACGTATGACGTAATTCTGTTCGTATGGCTTAGGCGAGTTGGCCTGAATGCCATAGCGCTCGGATATCCCATTGATGGTAACATGCGATCCTCCACCCTGCAAAGCCAACTCTGTGGCAAACGATGAAACTTGAACACCATTGATTACAATACGATCCAGCTCAAGAAAGTCTCTCTTGTAGCTGACCGTTGCGCGACCATCAACGCCTGTAACAGTAATCTTTGGTCCCGTCTCGGACGACCAGGTGGGACCGAAAAAAGGAATCGGTATCAGTCTGTGCCTGTGACGCTCATGGGAATGCAATTCAGCGCCTTGAATTGGGTTAGCATTCGCATCAACGACTCTGAAGTGAACGTCAATAGACTTACGTAGCGGTGGCCCGAAAATCAAAACCCCGACTACCGCAAAAACAGCAGCTACTACGATGTATCTTTTTTTAAAGAAGCGCATGTGTATTTGGCGAACAGTATTTGGTCGTATCCCATTCAACCGTTATATCAGGTGGGTATTTCAGTTAGTAAAAAATCATACTTTCTTTGCTACGACAAGGAAATTCTCAAAAAACCGTTCGTATATCAGAGCGCTTTGCTGGGTAGCGAGGCGGGAGAATTTGCTAGCTGATATACGCACGGACGATTGTTGAGATTAAGCATCACAATTGATCGAGTGTATTTGGGCGGCAGTCAATCTCTGTTCATCCAACTTGCTCGCAACGCCTCAAGTTGATCCCGGAGAGAATATCCGCCTCCTTGATCTTCTGGCCAATTTGTCCTCACCCCATTCCTTCGCAACAAACAGTGCTGATACTGAACGAGTTTCGCCAGCGGCATGAACATGATCCTATTCTCGGTCCAACCAGTCTCAGCGGCGACGGCAAATACCTGCGCAGCTAGGAAGCCGGGTTCGTCGCAGGGTGGGGCTTTTTTCCGCCGAGGTCTCCCATGATTTCGACCTGAGCCGCTTCCATTTCACGGCTTTGCTCTTCGAGTCGTTTGAAGGCGATTTGGAAATCCGCAGGGGTGAGTCCACCGCAGAAGATCAGCGCGGCTTCACGGAATCCTTGATCGTGGAACGATGCCCGCACTACTTCTGGCCACGGGGCGCAGTGGGTGAACACAAATCCCATGATCGCCGATGTGAATTCCGGTGTGCCGTCCGTGGGCGTTTCGCCTTTCATCAGTGGGTTGCCAGTTCTGAGCAGCACATCGTAACTGGCCAGCGATAGCGGGCGCATGGCGTGGCCACCGACGATGGTTTCGACATCATGAAAGGCTGAAGAGAGTAGTTTTTGGCGGTCGGAATCGTTCATGGTTTTAGAGGTGGCGTAGGTAAAAATCTTCCACAGAGGGTGAGGCATCGAGTGGGATGAAGGCAATCTTGCCCCGGCGTTTCACGCAGGCGAGTGGCACGTCCTGTTTCACCTTGTCCACCAGGCGCGCGCGATTGAGAAGTGCGCACTTGATGTAGGCGAATGGATGCTCTGGGTTGGCGAGATGCCAAGCGTCATTGTGCCATCCCTCGATGAGTGCCTTGGTATCAAATTTGCCGCAGTGGCTTTGAGGCTCGAAGAACCAGACTGTGCGCTCACCTCGGATGCCGTCGCCAACAACACGGACGAATGGCTTCTCGGCAAGCGGGATACCCACCGCAGTCAATGCAGCGGCGAGGCAGGTATTGCTGGTAGCGGTGGAGGAAAGATGGGATACGGCGTTCATAGAGGGATCTCGTGGAGGTTAGAATCAAGCACCACCAACAGCGGCGAGGAATGGATAGTGGGTCGCGGTGAGGTCGATTTTCTCGAAGTCCTCGTTGTTGAGACTGCGGCTGACTTGCATGAGAACCGTCATGCCGCCCGTCTGTTGCAGGTGGGCTGGGATGGCATTCGAAAGAGCAAGTGCAGCTCCGATCTTGCCACTAAACGACGAGGTCTTGGCCACCAGTCCCGAGAGTTTGATTTCGACTTTTTCCTGGTAGAGCGAGAGGCCGATGATTTCTCCGCTCTTGTTGAGCACAGGTTTTTCCTGGTTGGAGTAGTCGAAGGAGAGGTCGGTGATAAGAATCCCCGCTTGATCGTTCGGGATGCCCCAGTTGCCAGTAGTGCCGATGAAAGTCGCAGACATTTGCTGCGGTCTTGATGTCAACTGCATCACACGGCAGAGACCACGGCCTCGTAGCTCAGCACGGTTTCCCGGCCACGAGATTCGTCGGGAGTGGTGACGCTCTCGCGCTCGATCAGGTCATGTAGGCAGAACGATTCGGAATCGAGATCCTCTTGCATGGTCGCCTTGTCGCGCATGAGTAATACCAGCTTGCCCGCCCACAGTGCGTGATCCTCGGAAGAGGTATCATCCACTTGGGAAAACAAGTGGACGTCCAGCTTCACGCGCGCGGTGTGTGGCATGCCAGTGATGGGCTTTGATTCCGTGGGATTGAGAACCACGCATGGGCGCGTGCGGATGTCATCACGACGAGCGACATGGAAGGGAACGGACTCTGGGATTTCCGCAGGGCGGTGACTGGTCATCCACTCGGCCAGCAATGACGATAAGCGGTCTTCGATCAAGTTGGGCATCTTGGCCGTGGCATGCGCGTCAACTGGTGCGAATTCTTCCGGCGAGATCGATGAAAAATTCTTGCGACCAGAGATCGAGTTCACGCGGATCCGGCAAGAATACCCGCACCTCTTCTGCAGCCTGTTGGACATCGACCGCTGCGAAGCGTTCCTCTAGCAATCGCTGTAATATGTCGCCATCGATGAGTGCACCATTCCAGTGACCAGACTGGCGCATTCTTGCGTCGAGATGCAAGAGATTGGGCTCAATCTTTCGTCCGACATACCAGACAAAGTCGTAAAAATCGCGGCCCTTGATTCGTTGCTTCCATCCACGGCAAAGCACGGCATGAAGTTTGCCCGCAAACAGGCTGCCCAAGTCATAGAGTGT